CATTAACAAATTATTTCAATTTAAACTTGCGCGGTTTACCTGGAAACAAGTTGAACATGCGTTCGATGTATATTTGAATACAAGCGTTGTAATGCCTAAACCTGCTGACATAATTTCGATAATTGAGCCACAGCCCGTGTGGTGCAAAACCACGTTCGAGGAAATTAAAAGAATGAAGAAAGCTGGCGAGTTTGTGAGTGATGACGAGCGCCGCTATTGTGAGGAGTTTATGGCAGCGAATGTTGCAAAGGGGGTAAACATGTGAGTTTAAATATACATTAATGAGTTTATAAAGCTCATACAGAGGCAATAAAGATTTTTAAGCAGCAAACTATACAAAGATAAAAGAGCGTTGCTTAATGGGGCTTAAAATAAGGAGAAGAGATGTGAATAATTTTATGAATAACTACCATGAACATAGGGGTTATTCCTATGATTGGCAAGAAATAAGGCGCGTAATTTGCTATAATGATTATCATGTTTTCAACAACTGGATAAAACAACTAGAATTTATCCGCGTAGAAAATCATTGTGTAACTCTCAAGGCAAGAAGCGACTTTTGTAAGGCGGAAGTTATAAGCAGATGTTCCAAACTTCTGCTGGGATTGTGGCAGAAAGAAAACGCAGATATACTAGCAGTAGACATCTTAACTGCTCAGGAGATATTTGATTTTAACAACTAAAGGAGAAAATAATTATGGATAAACTTTTAAAGGAATTACAGGTCGGAAAAAGAATAGGCGACCTATCAAAATTACCAGAGGAGCTTAAATCTCAACTTCTAATTACAAAAACAAATGAACTTGAAAAGCAGATTATTAGTATTTTTAAGCGATATGATGGGGTGGCAAATATAGATGAAATTTTAGTGGGTTTCTATAGAGAGTATCACTTAATAAAAACACGATCATTTATTGCTAATAAGCTTTATCGTATGACAGCGGCAGGGGATTTATTTAGGGTTCAAGGGTGTAAGGGGGTTTATACAATTCCAGAAAGTGCTAGTTAAATATAGCTTACTTCGATTAGCGATATGTAAAGAAAACTGGCTTTCCTTTACACGTTATTCTGATATGTAAAGAATTAAGTAAGATGTTTTGTGCAAGTTCTAAACTCCTCTAACTTGTTTGTGGAGTCTATTTCGGCTTTTAGACTCCACAAACAATGTTAATTTTCTTGTCCGTACAGTATAGAGGAATTTATTAACATTGAACCCGTGAAAGTTTGTCACGGCTTGTAACAACTTCGTATACCCCATGGTACGTTAACTTCTATGCAAAAAATAACGCCCTGGAGTTCTTTTGTAATCGAACCTGTAACAAACGGTCATAATGCGTGACCAGTTGAGCACAGATTGTGACCATCTTGTCCACGTAGACAAAATGGTCGGCATATTAAGAGCTTCAACTAATAATTTAAAATAACTGTCAATTGTCTTGACTCGGGGGTATATTAACCCTAAGATATAGATATATTTAATCAAATAGGGGCTTAAAATGAACAAAGTACAGTATATAGAACTATTGAAATTACGTGGTATTGGTGGGCTAGATAATGGACAGTCTATAGCTGATTCTGTGGAGCAAAGCGGCGGCGAGCCCTCTTTAGCTGAAATGGTAAAAGTAAATAAGGTTATGACATTGCAAAAGAAGAATATGAAGAAAAATATAGAATATTAAAATAATTAACCTATGGGGAGCATGGCAATTAATAATTGTCTTGACTCGGGGGTTTATCTACTGTATGGTTACTTTTAGAGTAAGTGGATAGTTTGCTTCGTCTAACACCCCACTTGCTCTAGGGGCGCTGTATAGCTTTTGCTTCGGCTTAATGGCTTCAATAGCGCCCCGCCCGATAGGTAATATAAAAAGGATTAGTTATGGTAACAATAGAACATGGATATAAAAAGATTATTAGGACTATAATGGGGTACTTTCAATCTAAAGTGAGGGGTTACGGCTCTGAGTTATATGGCCCTCAAATAATCCATAGTTTAGAATATGATAAAGAATCAGATGGTTTTGTTATAAGGGTGCAATTTTCTTATAGCCAGCCAGATTCGCCACGTTTTGAGGAAATAATTGCAACAAGAACAGTGTTCACAGAAGAAATTTGTCACGCAACCCCTGCAACAAGATACGCTTTGATTCAAGACTTAATAATTGCAGCTGAGGTGGAGGCTGTAACAGGACATAGTCAAGTAAAACGCAACAGAGAAAAACTAGTAAACGCTATAATTGAATATAAAAAGGATTAACTGCAATGTATATATCTATAGAAGGATTCCTACCACCGGACGAAAGGTTTGTTAAAATGAAAAAAATACGACAGTTGTGCAAGGAGCTTGGCATTATAGAGCCAGGAGAGGTTAGAAGTTATTATCAAAGTGATGCCGTCTTGTATAGACACCTTCAAGATGACAATAAAATTGATGGTAAGAGAGTCAACTTGCAGGATACAGATTGTTGCACACGAATACATTATGTCGGAGATTGTCAGGACACCTATAAAATTGACGTAACTAAATTGCCAACAGGTGTGAAAACTATATGTTTTTATGCTGATTAATTAATATAAAGCTTAATAGAAAGGACGGCCATGATGAAAATTAACGATTATCAAAATAGGCTGAAATAAGGTGGCAGAAAATATAGACTATGAAATGGGAATAATTAATGAAAAAATTATAGAACATAACAATGTAATTGCAGAATATTTCAATATAATTGATATATGCAATGAAGATATTAAGGAGCGAGCCGGAAGCTTGGCAAGGCTTTTTGTTCATTTAGAAAGGTTTAAAGCAAAAATAAGGAAATTAAGTCATGATGAAAATTAACAGTATTGCAGCGTTATGTTACGAAGCTAATAAAGTTTATAGCGAGACCTTGGGAGAGGAAAACGGACAATGGCAATACGCTTCTGAGCATGTAAGAGCATCTATTATATCGGCAATTAATTACTTTGTTGCAGAGCGAGTTTCTATACCAGAAGATATACATAATTTTTGGCTAGTACACAAAAAAACTGACGGCTGGAAATATGGTAAGGAAAAAGACATGTGCGATAAAACGCACCCCAACATATTACCTTACAAAGAATTACCACCAGAGCAACAATTTAAAGACAAGCTGTTTCTTGCGATTGTTAAGGTGTGTGCGGAAAATGATTGATTTAGAAAAGGGGTTTATTTGATATGACTCAGCTTTTGGTATTTATTATAACCATATGCATGGGGGCTCTTATAACTATGTTTATATTTCGTGGTTCTCTAGATGTGGACGTTGAACGCAGTGCATATCAACAAGAAGTCGAAACATGCAGAGCGCATTATAGCAATAACATAGAAGAGCTTACCAAGTGCCTTGATGTTCAATTGGAAAATAAGGAGTAAAATGATTAATATTCTTAACCAACTAAAAAAGTTCTGGCGAATCGTGGCAGCCAAAAATAATAATGAAGAGGTCACGCTCAAGCCAGCGGTCAGGCGAACGAGGGCCGCTGCATTAAGGGATATAGCAGTGTACTTTATAAATAACAAAAGTGATAAGGCAGCAACCGTAAAAGAAATATTAAACTATTACAATGACCGTAGATGTATTGTGGCGTGGAAGTATCCAAAGAAAATTCTTTCTACTCAACTGTCAGCCGACAGTAGGTTTATTTATGACAAGACAAAGAGAAAATGGATTTTACGAAAGCACAGAACAAATAAGGATAAGGAGAAATTGTGTCTAAAAATTTAGATTATATCAAAGGTAAGGATAAATAATATGTCTAAAGATGATAATTCACGCTTCAATACCCCAACAAGCAATAGACCGTTCAAAATATCACAGGAGGAGTTCAACAATTTTCTTCTTGTAAAATGGAATGAAACCGCAGAAGCAGTGCAACAAGCTGCCGACAGGCTGCTATCAAAAGATAGAACTTCTCGAAGTGAAAAGAACTACAACCTTGGTTCGTTTTTTCCAAACGTCCTGACTCAAGAAATAGTATCATATAATTTTAAGGAAAAGCCTACAGCTCCTAAGAGCAAAAAGAGATTGAAAACTCCTCTAAGGGAAAAAGACACCTGTTGTATTATTTTATAATTATGAAAAATAACGTCTAAAAGTGGATAGTAAAGTAAATGATTATTTCAATTAACCAAACTCTAAATAAATATTTTCCTAGGCCCGTAGCGATCTCAACCAAACAAACCGGAAAAAAGATAGATCCCGATATAGTTAAGCGATTCGATGAGTTGAACATTTATCTTAATAGTATAATTAAAAATAAAGGAAACAAAAATGCACGATGAACAAAAAGAAATAAAGCAGCTTAAACTTAAGAACACCAAGCTAAAAAAAGAAAACGCTAAATTAAGGCTTAGTCTTTCTCAAATAGTTATTGATGTTGATACAGAGCTTAATATTGAACCACCAGACCCTCTTATATTGAAACGGATGATGAAAAAAGATTCTTTATTGTCGTGGATTAAAAAGAACGTTCCCTGGAATAAGGGCGAGTAAATATCATGCTAGACGAGTTTGGATTAATCCCAGGAATATTGATAGCTTTTTTGCTCTTATTTATTGGGTATTTTTGGCTTAAAAGAGTATGGGGTGTTATAATCTTTACTCTTATAGGTCTAACATTTTTTATTCATTATAGTGATTTGTTTAACTCTTACGAGTATTATTATTTGGAAAATGTGCAGAATACAGTCAAGGAAATGGTTAAAAAAGAATGTTTAAATAAAGAGTAAATAATACGGATTAATGTATAAACCAATAATTGTATTGACATAATGGATTATCTAATATAAGTTAAGTTATTGTTTTGGGTGTGCGGTCTTTTGAATTTAGTAATTTCCTCTAGACTGCATACCCGCCAATTAATATAAAAGCAAATTATAACTAAGAGTAAATTATGACTATAATAGTAGGATTGATTACGGACGAGGGTGTCTATATGGGTTGTGATAGTTTAGGCTCTAGAGAATTAACCGCCCAATCAATGACGAACGCAAAAATTATTGAAAAAGATGATTTAATGATAGGTTTTTCAGGGCATCCAAGGGCCAACAATTTACTTAAATATTCTCTAGACCCGCCCAAAAGAAAAGTAATACAAAGTATTGAGGAATATATACACAAGGATTTATTAGAAAGTATAAAAAAATGTATGATTTCTGGTAACTATGCAAAATTAGTTAATAATAAAGTGGATATGGAATCCCGTTTTTTAATTTCTTATCAGGGCCGCTTATTTGAACTAGAAACTAATTTTAGTATTATAGAATATAAAGATTCGTATGTTTGTATTGGCTCTGGATTTTACCACGCACAAGCAAGCCTCTATACATCAGAGAAAACAGACTTAACACCAGAAGAGCGTATCAAGCTTGCTATAGAATGCTCTAATGAATTTGTGATGAGTACAAACAACGACATAACGATAAAATTTCAGGAATATAAAAAGGAGCAACCAAAATGACAGATAAAAAAACACAAAAGAAAAAACCAAGGAGCCTTGTTAGACGCTTAATAGTCCTTTCATTATTAGTAGTCTTATCTTATGGTTGCGTTAAGGGCCTGGGTGCGTTAAGTGATGTTACTGTACAACAAGAGAAAAACCGCATTGCTGCGCTTCCGCCAGAGGAACGCATCAAAGAAGAGCGGAAATTAGAAATAGAAAAACAATTTAGCGCCTGGAGCGGGGCGCACCGGAATCTAGAAGAGTATATCATAGAAAATATGAATGATCCCGATAGTTACGAGCACGTAGATACTAAATATTTCGATAAAGGAACCTATTTAATAGTTATTACTGAGTTTAGAGGTAAAAACGCCTTTGGCGGTACTGTAGCTAGTGTGATTAAAGCTGAAATTGGATTGAATGGGAAAATTTGGAGTATTGTAGATTAATGGCTGGTGAAATGAAAAAATTTATACAGAACTGCGATAAAAGAGCGCGGGAAAGTTTATTCTCTTTATCTCAGCATCGAGACGATTACGCCCTTCTCTATAATAGAAAACAATATTTATTAAGACTGGTTCTTTCATTTATGGATGCTGAACCGCTCCCATCGTTATCTTTACCCCCAAAGTATATAGGATTAACGGCTGGCTTTAGCAAGGCTGAGGTAGAAAAGGGCTTAAAAAGACTCTTAGCCTGTGGCCTTAATGTGGCAGACATGCAAATTGGCGGTGAAAATTAAAATGTTTAGGCATCTTAGGTTTGAATCTGAAAATGTTATGCTTGAATCTGAAAATGATAGAATGGACAGGAACGCCAGGTTTCTTGAGGAGTATACCTACCATATTATGTTAGTGCGTTATGAAAACAAAGAGTATTTGTTAAGACTGTGCCTTTCGTTTATGGGTAGCGGTGTATACCTCCCATCGTTAACTCTACCCCCAAAGATAAAATATATGAGTAATTCTGAATCAGATAAATTTCAAAAAGCTAGGCATGCATTAGAGAATGCAATTCTGTGTAAGTAAAGGCTTATAATATATTTTATTAATCTTTCCTTAACTTAAGTGCTATACTATTATTAACTCCCTGTTAAATAGTTAGCTTTTATATGTCATATATACCCCCCGATCCATTCCCTCCCGAAATGAGAATGCTATATTGTACTGTAATCTTTTCCTTTGAAGAGGCAAAATCTACTAATGATTTTAGCTGGTTTGGTGAAAAATCCAAAGGCTTTAGAGAAGTTTGCTTTTTAGCTAATCTTGACTATAAAAGAATATTACGCGCTTTAGATGGGAAAAGAGATAGCAAGCATTGGCAGAAGGGACATAGAAAAATGAAAATTGATTTCTTTGCTGATAGGGCAGAGAATTACTATGACGATTTTACCTATGAAGTAGAAGGCGATGTAGCAGAAAAATATTATTAAGCTTGGAAGGTATAAGGATGGTATGGAAAAAAGGCGAGTCTGGAAATAAGGCAACTCAAATAGTAAAGGGTGAAATACGCAACCCAAAGGGTGGAGCTAAGGGTAAAAATTTTAGAACTATTATAAAAGAACTAGCTTCAAAAGAAGTGGACTACACAGATCTTTGCTCAGAAGACAAGCGCGGCCCTGCGGGGGTAGCTATAGTAACGCAGTTATATAAAAGTGCTTTACTTGGTGACTCCAAGGCCTCAAGGCTATTAATGGAACATGCAGAGGGCAAGAAAACGCAAATAGAGGGTGGCGATGAGGACAAACCTATAAAATTTAAAATGGATTTATCAGGGGTTAGCGATGAAGACCTTAAACGATTTGTTAAAAACTTATCCGAAGGAGATAATAAAACAGAAATTCATAAATGAGTATAAGATAAGACAAGCTAGAAATAACTTTTGGGAATATCGCAAACTTATTAACCCGCCTCATAGGATAAAATATGGCTGGTGGCAAAGGGGGCTTGCAGACGATTTACAACAATTTGTATTTGATGTAGAAAGTAACCTAGCGCCAATACTGATAATTGAAGCCCCGCCACAACATGGTAAATCAGTACAGATTATAGATCTGTTAAGCTGGTTTATGGGGCGCAATCCTCATCTACAACAAATATTTACCTCCTTCTCTGATAGATTAAGTATACGTGCAAACCTAAGAATACAGAGAATTTTATCTACAGATAAATATCAAGAAATTTTTCCTTCAATAAAGTTACCAACCGCAAAAAGCAAAGACAGCACTTATACTCTGAATAGAAGCTTAATAGAGTTTGTTGATCAAGAAGGTAGCTTTAGGAACACGACAGTTGAAGGCTCTGTAACAGGCGAGTCGTTAGATTTAGGTATTATAGATGACCCCTTGAAAGGCAGGAAAGCGGCGAATAGTTTAACCATTAGAAATGGTGTATGGGATTGGTTTTGTGATGATTTCTTCACTAGATTTTCAGAAAACGCAGGTTTGTTATTTATACTTACACGCTGGCATATAGATGATTTAGTGGGAAGATTAAAGGAAAAGCAAACAGGTGGTGCGGCTATATTAGAAGATACTAATATAAAATTATTAAAATATAAAGCTATTGCAGTAGAGGATGAAGAGCATCGTAAAAAGGGTGAGGCTTTATTTCCAGAGCATAAATCATTAAAATTTTTACTAAAAAGAAAAGGATTATTAGGTATTGAATCTTTTGAAGCTTTATACCAGCAAAATCCCATAGTTCCAGGTGGTAATATATTCAAAAGAAAAGACATGGTATTTATTAACGCCCCCAGGGTGTCAGGATACAACCAGATTGTTATGTCAGTAGATACAGCGTACAAACCACAAGATCACAACGATGCTACTGCTATTGGCGTTTGGGGAGCCCACGATTTAGGAAATGATCTACTTTATGTTTTCCGCAAACAGATGCTTTATCCAGAAATGAAAGCAAAGGCTTTAGAGATAGCGGATGAATACGCAAATAAAGCAGAGCTGTACGCAAGGCATAAACTTTTCACGATTTTAATTGAAGATAAGTCTAGTGGACAGGCTCTAATACCAGAGATTAGACAAGACCGTAATTACAATGTACATGCCATTGAGCCAGTCGGTGATAAGCTTACAAGAGCACACGTATGCCTTCCACAATTTGAGGCTCGCAGGGTATTTATTGTTATCGCGCCCTGGACGCAACCTTATGTAACAGAGTTAATCAGTTTTCGCGGCGCAAAGGATGATGTGGCAGATAGGGTAGACATGACTAGTCAATATTTAACTTACATAGCCACCGCAAAATCGGGTAATATAACAGAGGACATAGAAAGTGGCGAAAGTGACTATATTGATGACTATGATAACGAGTATAACCTAGCACATTAAACGTAACATAAAATGACGATATTAGATCAAAACGGAATGCCTATAAAAACCTCTGGTAATTTTCCGGCCAATTTTGAGGCTGCGGGTACTAGTGGTACTGATATTTTTAGCGGCATTTTTGATGAAGAGTACCTTGCTAAGTTTCTAAACATGCCAGAGGGCATGAAAACATATGACATGATGCGGCGCTCTGATGATCAGATAAAAGCTATACGCACCGCAATGCGTACTCCTATTATTGCTGCGAAATGGTTTGTTGAGGCCGTTGACGACACTGATGAAGAAAAAGAAATAAAAGATTTTATAGAATTTATTTTATTTGAGGATATAGGCTATAAAAACGGCAGTAAACATAAGACGTGGTCAGCTTTTATAATCGAAGCTTTAAGTAAGCTAGATTTTGGGCACTCAACTTTTGAGATAGTACATAAGGTAGTACTAAAACATAAAATATGGGGCGACTATATAGGTTTACAAGATATTGGTTTTCGTGCGCAAAAAAGTATTTTTGAATGGAATTTATTAGAAAATGGTGGAATAGATAATATACGGCAATGGGTTAATGGCGATCTATCAGTTGATGTCATGATAAAGGGCAAAAATTTGCTTGTTTTTACTATAGAGAAAGAGGGTGATAATTACGAAGGCATCTCTTTGCTACGTAACATTTACGGCAATTGGTTACGAAAAAATCTCTATGGTAAATTACAGGCTATTGCTATAGAGCGCTCTTTAGGCTGCCCAAAGGGAACCATACCAAAAGATAAAATTGGAGATGAAGAGCAAATAAAAAAGTTTAAACTAATGTTAAAAAACTTCAA